GAAACCTTGGGTAGCAGACAACTATCTGCGTATGCCTGAGCGTAAACCTGATTGGATTTGATTATGCGTAATGAGTTTATTTGGGTGGAAAAATATCGACCTAAAACTATTGAAGAATGCATCTTACCAGATGCTATCAAAAAAACTTTTAAAGACTTTCTGGAAAAAGGGGAAGTTCCAAACCTTCTTCTTGCTGGACCAGCAGGTTGCGGTAAAACTACCGTAGCTAAAGCATTATGTAATGAACTTGGAGTAGATGTTTATGTCATCAATGGATCCGACGAAGGTAGATTCCTTGATACTGTCCGAAACACTGCGAAGAACTTCGCTTCGACCGTCTCACTTTCGTCAACTGCTAAACACAAAGTCATCATCATTGATGAGGCAGATAACACAACCAACGACGTTCAACTCCTCCTACGGGCGTTTACTGAGGAGTTTAGTAGTAACTGTAGGTTTATCTTCACCTGTAACTACAAAAACAAAATTATCGAACCTCTCCACTCCAGATGTGCCGTTGTGGACTTCTCCATCAAAGGAAAAGAAAAAGCACAATTGGCTGCGGGCTTTTACGGACGCCTTCAGGAAATCTTACAGGCAGAAGGTGTTAAGTATGACACAAAAGTCCTTCTCGAACTTATTAACAAACATTTCCCCGATTGGCGACGAGTCCTCAACGAATGCCAGCGTTATTCGTCGGGAGGAGAAATCAACACTGGCATTCTTGCAACTTTTAGTGATGTAAAGGTAAATGACCTTCTTAAAAATCTTAAAGAAAAGAACTTCCCAGAAGTTCGGAAGTGGGTGGTGGCTAACCTGGACAATGATACTACTGTATTGTTGCGCCGTGTTTACGATGCTCTTTATCTATCCCTTGAAAACAATAGTATTCCTGCTGCTGTGCTTGTGCTTGCTAAGTATCAGTATCAGTCGGCATTCGTAGCAGATCAAGAGATCAATATGCTTGCTTGTCTTACTGAACTAATGGTGGAGTGTGAATTCAAATGAGCAAACAACATCAAGTAAAAGCAAAGTGGTACTACATTTTCTGGGGTGCTATGGCGATTGCTGTAGTCGGTGGTCAAATCTATGTTGGTCTTGGTTATCGTAAGATGGCAGAAGCGACTAATGGTGCTGACATTCGTGTAACATGTGAAGTTTCTACCGAATATGGATTGCCAGCACCAAAGCTAAATACAGTTGGTGAGTTTGAGTAATGGTATTTAAAATTACAAAAGAGCAGGCAGATAAAATTATATCCTCTAATAATATTAGAGATGCCGCAAAACTTCTTGGTGGATCTGTATCCAGTGAAATGATTATAGATTCTATGGGAAAAAGTTTACGAAGGATTATTATTACTTACGATGAAAAAATTGGTTGAGGAAATTAAAAAATGAATGTAAAATTGATTCGTATGTGGTCTGGTGAAGACGTTGTTGCTGATCAGGTTGGGGATTTGACAGATAGTATTGTTATTCGCAATCCTATTGTAGCTATCCCTGCTGGAAATGGACAAATGGGATTTGCTCCATGGTCTCCACTTTTGAAGGATAAAGATATTGATCTAGAGGTTACTAAAAAATATATTGTTTATATTAATGAACCTCAAGAAGAAATTGCTGATCAATATCAACAGATGTTCTCTACAATTAAAACCCCTAGTAAAAAATTGATTGTGTGATGATAGTATCTGAGGATGATGCTGTATGGGCAGCAAATGAATTTATTGATTACTTCAAAAACTTTTCCTCCATTGAGGATTATCTTCGTTATGTGAAAAAAGAAGTCATCTCTCAGACAAGTCAATTGACTCCTCTTCAGGATGAGTTTTTTAATGAAGACATTCATCCTAATGAGATGGAGTTTGATATCAAGTTTGTTGGTAATCGGTTTCAACAAGCCGTACCACAAGAACATTATGGAAATCTTCTGAAAGCAGTTTCCTCTCATAACAACGAAAGTAATATTCCTGGTAGAGAATTGCGCTGGATGGTATTTGAAAAGAGAACTCAAAAGGTTCTTGGTTTCATTCGATTTGGTTCTCCAACCATTAACTCTAAACCTAGAAACTTGTGGTTGGGTAAGGCACCCAATCTATCTGTATTCAATCGCCATGCTGCGATGGGATTTGTGATCGTTCCTTCACAACCCTTTGGATACAATTATCTTGGTGGCAAACTATTAGCACTTCTGTGCTGCTCTCACTATGCCCGTGAGACTCTGAATGAGGTATTTGAAAAGGACATTGCCTTATTCGAGACTACATCGCTTTACGGGTCTACTACTGATGCCTCACAATACGATGGCCTAAAACCCTTTATACGGTACAAGGGTCTGACTGAGAGTAAGTTCCTCCCTCTGCTCCATGAGGAGGTCTTCCACCGCCTTCATGATAGATTTACCCTATTGAACAACAACACCCCGTTGACGGACAGCAAGGCATCTTCTAAGAAGATGAAGAGACAGACCAAGATGATTTCCATTATTAAGAACTCTCTTCAAGATCAGGATAAACTCAAAGAGTTTAATGATGTCATTAATATGGCATTCGGACTCACTCAGAAGAAGCGATTCTATATTTCTGATTATGGATATTCAAATGTCCGTGAGGTGATTATGGAAGAACAGGATGAACTTCTTCGTGGACCTAACTGGGATAAGTTTCATCTTGAAAATATTATTTCTTGGTGGAAGAAGAAAGCAACTAAGAGATACGAAAAACTCAAAAAAGAAGATAGGTTCAGAACAAAGGTTGAACTCTGGACAGAAGATGATGACATTCAAATTATTCGCTGATGGAACTCAAAGACTGGCTCAACTCAATTAACTTCACAAAAGAAGATTTAAGTGAACATTCAAAGGAATATCCTCCTTACATCATCAATCGATGTCTCTCTGGACACCTTGATTGCGTAATGTTTGCTAATGAAATGAATAGGTATCATTTCCTGGAAAAAGATATGCAATATTCATTTTATCTAAATAGTCTGAGGAAAAGAAAGAGATTCTCTCCTTGGCTCCGAAAGGATAAAGTCCAGGATCTGGAATGTGTCAAACAGTACTATGGATATAGTAATGAAAAGGCATCACAAGCTCTGAAAATTCTGACCAAAGAACAGATTACCTTTATTAAAAAAAGACTTGATACTGGAGGAACAAAATGAATGCTGGTAATGTAACCGTAGAGCCTGAAGTTCAGTGGTCTCAAAATCAAATGGTTGAAGTGTTTCTTAATGAACCCGACGACTTTTTGAAAGTTAGAGAGACTTTGACTCGTATCGGAGTGGCATCTAGAAAAGAAAAGAAACTTTATCAATCTTGCCATATTCTTCACAAGCAGGGTAGATATTACATTGTTCACTTTAAAGAACTTTTTGCTCTGGATGGAAAGCATGCAAATCTAACTCAAAACGATATTCAACGTCGAAATCGTATTGTTAGACTCCTTGCTGATTGGGGACTTATTACAATCGCCAATCAAGATTTGGTTATGGATATTGCTCCTCTGAATCAAATTAAAGTTCTTGCGTACAAAGACAAGAATGATTGGATTCTGGAGCAGAAGTATAATATTGGTAAGAAAGGAAAAGCAGTAGAAACCGAATAAATAGTATGTCGCCTTTCGTGCGCGACACGCTACATACGGAATATACGCTACAAATAGAGGGGTAACCACACCCCTCTTTTTTTATGATCTTGTATAATTAGTATTGGATGCCGTAAGGGTCCACAAAACACAAACTCGCTTTTAAAGGAGCTACCATAATGACTAACCTCACAAGGTATACTGCTGCGGATCTTCCTGCCCTGATGGATAAGATCACTCGCAATAGCATTAATATGGATGAATACTTTGATCGTTTATTCCATCTTCACGAAACTACATCAAATTATCCCCCTTACAATCTAGTTCAGGTAAATAACGTGGAGTCTAAACTAGAACTAGCACTTGCTGGATTTAAGAAAAAGGAGGTCTATGTATACACACAAGATGGTAAACTCTTTATCGAAGGTCAGAAAGAAGATAAAGAGACGGATACCAACTATCTCCACAAGGGTCTGGCTCAACGGTCATTTACACGAGCATGGACGCTCTCTGACGACACGGAAGTTCGATCAGTTGATTTTGAGGATGGGCTTCTGACAGTGACTCTG